GTTTAATTTTAATTTTAATTTTAATTTTAATTTTAATTCCATAGGTATTTATGTGAGAACCATTTGGCGGTTTCATATTTCGCATCTTTGCCGAATCGTTTATAATAATTATCTTTTCGTTTTTGGTCTAGATGGTCTAATCTGCTCCATGCTCTCAATGGTGTTGTGTCCCGATATTGTTGATAATTTCTATCTCCGAAGGATGTTAAATATTTATCGTTTTTATATACATCATATTTCTTATTTCTTCTTGTGCTAATTTTGAACTTATACATATACATATTATTTACATTATATTATCTAAATTATAATTAATAATGGACTTATTATTAACAATCTCCTAAATATCAATTTTATTAAGAAATCATTCACAAAACTATACAACATCTCTCGTAATATTTGTAATTCGCTTTGATGTTCGTTTATTTTTAAAAAAAAAACTTTTTGGTACGTTGATATAATCTTTTAATTAATGTGGATTTTTTAACTTTGTGATATAAATGTGATATATGAATATCAAGTAATTTCTCATCGTCTCTGTAATACGGCATCATTAATTTTTTTATCGATTTACTTTTACTCTCTTCACGTTCTGTTTTATCCTTTTGGATGAAATATTCCTCTGCAATATTCATTATTTGAACGAGCAACTCGTCGCAAAATTCATAATCTTTTATGGGGGTGTATTCATTCAAAATCACGGATAAATCATTCACAAAAACAAACTCCATATTTTTCTTTTTATATGCTTGACGAATCTTCTTAAAAGATTTTAATTTTTTTAAATCGAAATTGAATAGGGTCTTGGGAGGGATTTCATACTTACGCAATTGTTCTAATTTCTCGTCTTCTTCATCCTTTGCTAAAGGTTCTGCTTCTGCTTGACATTCAGATAAATCAATCTTAGTAACGGGAGTCTCTGATGATACTAAATTTCTATTAGTTCTGATACTCATTATAATATAAGATAATAAAAAAATATAATTGGTATTATTAATAAATTATTATTCAAAACCAAATCGTCTTGTGGATTCGTCAATAATTTCTTCTCCAGTCGGTTCTTCAAACGCTTCAAGAGATGTTTTTTCTTCCATAAGGGGAGCACTCTGTGATCTAAACATAGATGGTATGCTTGCTGCTTTTTCTTTTTCTCTAAACATCGCTTTTCTCTCTCGTGTTTCACGTCCTTTTTGTTTTTTTTCCTCACTCCATGGTCCGACATTACCCCGTTGTTTTGTTATAACAGAACGATCTTGAAATTGCTCGTATTCTTTCGCTAAATTACGAGGTTTATTAGGCTGTGAAAAATCTCCAACTCCATCAGTACGTGATTGAATATTTTGATATTTAGTTTTTAATAAATCTGATTCAACCATTAACTGCTTATTTGTTAAAGCTTGTTTATTTAAATTACTTTCTAATTTTCTCATATTATCTTTGACCTGTTGTATATTTTCTGATGGAGCATTAACTCTATTTAATTGTTTGAGGGCTTTTGTAAAAAAATCTTCTGATGAACTTACTGGTGCTTCTCGCTGTGTTTGAAATACAAATGGTGCTGGAGGGCTTCCGAGACCTCCTAAACCTTTAATATTTACTATCTGCTTAATCTCTTGAGTTCTACGAGATTTACGTACTCGTTTTGCCTTTTTGGCCTTCTTTGCTTTTTTAACTTTCTTTAAAGCTTTCATTATCTTATTTTGAGACGGCATATTATATTATAAATATAGATTATAATTTTACAATTCATTAAATAAAGAAATTAGTCATATCTTGTTTTTCTCTAGGTGGTGATGAATATCGCTTAACACGCTTTTTTGGTTGAGGGTATAATTCTTCTTCTGATTCAGAGTCAGAACTATCATCACTATCTGATGAACTTACATATAATACAACCTTCTTCTTGGTTTTCTTTTTTGGTACTGGTTTAGGTTTCGCTTTGACTTTGACTTTCTTCTTTTTGACAACTTGGATTACTTCCTCTTCTGATTCAGAACTATCACTATCAGAATCACTTTGTTGTTTTTCAACAGCAAGTTCGTGGTCTAATGTAGGTTTATCTTTGGTTTGTTTATATTGTTGTACCTTGGCTTTACGATCAGCATTCTCTTGACGAATTTTATCTTTCCTCTCTTTCTGTGTCATGGTTTTTTTTAATTCAAGTTCATGGCGTTTCATTTCTTTCTCTTGTCGCTTTAACTCTATGTTTTCAAGTCTTTTAGCACGTGCTTTTTCAAAAGCAATTGATTGTTTCTCTGACATCACACGTTTTTTCTTTTCGGCAACTTGTCTAGGAGATGCTTTTGTTATTTCACTTGTGTCCTCAATTTCCACATCATTATCGTCATGAATATCTACTTCTTGCTCTAAATCTGACATATATACTATAGGTTGAGATAATAATTTTCTGCTAAATAGATTGCGTATTTGCCTTTTATGGGTATGAAGGGTTGGAGGGTTGGAGGGTTGTGTTATATATATTTTGAAGAGGGAAGAGGGTCGGAGAGGGTTTTTTCATGATTTTGACTTATTATATATTTATAATTTTATATTTTTACGTTTTGTGTTTTTATAATTTTGTATTTTTGTATAAACCTTGAAAATACCCTCTTTACCCTCTTCACCCTCTTCATTTGTCTTTTTAATGGGGTTGACATTCTTCTGTATTATTTATTTATTTATTTATTTATTTATTTATTATGTAATTAGGTAATAAAAAAAATAAATAAATAAAAAAGAATATATAAGGGGTATATAATCCCATTAAAAGACAAAAATAAAAATGAAGAGGGTACAAAAAAATGAAGAGGGTACAAAAAAATGAAGAGGGTATATATCAATACCATTAAATAAAAGCATCATAATCAATAATATCATCCTCATCCTCATCCTCAGCAGTCATCTTATAATGACTTTTCATTTTTTGTAAATCAAAATTAAAGCTTTTACAGCCTTTAACTAGAGGCCCTTTATCAATACCATCAATACGTAGATTTTTTAATCTAACCCCAAACTGGACGTTAGTAATGTTATATTCTTTGTCATTTGACTTACACCAATTTCTAAATTTAGAATATAAATCACGTGCTAATAATTTATTGTGTACTTGATGCTCGCTATAATAATGATCTGAAATATAATCCCTTATCCATCTACTAATACAACATGTATTTACTTCCTTTATTTCTTCATTAAATTCATTAATAGGTAATGGTAATTGATTAAATTTATCCAAACCGGTTAAATTTTTGAAATACTCATAACACGTTTTAATTACATTTACATCATCCAACAAAGTATAAATTTCTTTAAAATATTTATGATTGCCTTTTAATTCATCAGATGCTCTAACGATCCATTTACGTCTATCACCATGTTGGGTTTTAATACCCGCTTCCTCGTTATTAGTAGTACCAATAAATCTATGATATGATGTAATATCGAATTTATTAGTGCCTTTATGATTAATAGTAAGTTGTGGATCTGTAATTAAGCCTTTGATACGATGGTCGCATTCCATAGTCTCTTTTTTTGATAATTCATTAAGATTAACTAAAAAAGACGATTCCATTGCGGAATTGAACTCTCCCCAAACATCACGAGACGGTGTTGTTGTTTCCATGACCTTCTTCTGTCCTAACATTTTTTCAAATAACCGCATTAGCGTGCCTTTACCCGCACCTTCGTCAGAAATAATAATCGGAAAATTAGATTTCACTTCTGGATACGCAATCATTTGACCGATCCATTTTTCAAAATATAAAGCAATTGATTCGTCATTATCACATAAAATTAAAATATGTTTTCTAATCATTTCAAGACCGCTCTCGTGATGATCCCACTCCGTAACATTTTCCATAATAAACGGAGACCACAAATTATAAATATTTTCAGGACATAAATTATTATTAGGATATACACCGCAGTCATCTTTACGATTAATATTTTTATCCTGTAACCAAATAGGTATAAATTTATTTTCTTTTATTTTGTATGTATCCTGATCGTAATTTTCAAAACACATATGGCCGTATGAAAATTTTATTTTATTATCTGTAAATGGAACGTGTGAATTATCATATTTTCTCAAAATAATACCACGATTAATAATTTTAATATGTTCTGTTTCAAATTTTTCTTTAACTTTGTCATATGAATCAATTCTATCCAAAATAACAGAAGCGGATTCAAAATCATCAGGAATAACAATATCAGTAAAATGAGGTTTATAATCCCATTCCATGTTTAAATTAATAAATTCATTTTCAACAGATTCAGTAATATCATATAATAATTTATTATTATCATAATGATCTCCATAGATTAGCATACCGTCAAACATAGGGGTCATAATTTCATAATCATTTTTTCTCAATAAATTAATAGCATTATGTAATATCCTATTTTCAAAGTGGCATAAAATTCGGTTGAGTGCTGACCCAGTAAGATTATATTTTTTACTTGAAGGAATATTAACAATATCATGATATTCAGATACTTTACATAATTGTTTGGAAACACGTTTCATTTCAATATCAAACTCAATAAAAAAAGCATTTTTTTCTTTTCTATTTAATTTATCGTTGTTAATTGCCGACAAAAATAATTTTTTGCCAACTGATCTATCATCAAACTCATTTAATATTTCATCACGATTATTAATATAATTTTTTAATGAAGAACAAGGAATATCATTAATTTCACATAAATATCTCAATATAGTAGGATGTGCGTTCTTCATATCTATATCAGTAGTAATACCATCACAAATAAGTCCTCTGAAATTACAGCATAAATTTTGTATTGAATTGCCACAGAACAGTCGACCGCCGACGTTATTATTAGATTTGTTTGAGTAAGCGTACCATCTAGTACATTGACCTTTTGATTTAATGTGTTGTGCGCAGATGGTTTTCATAGTTTTATATGAAGTTTTTAAATCATCCTTTTTGCTGTCTGGATTCATATACTCACAAAAATCGCTAAAGCTCATTTGATTCAAATATTCAATTTTTGTTAAATCATTAATTCTTTCAGTAAATTCCATTTATCTATTGTTATATTATATTATGTCTTGAGATAATATATTTAAGTTTTTTTCTAAATATATTAATTAAATTATTAAATTACTTATTATTATTGTTTTAATTGTTATAATTGTTATAATAAGATACTTAAAGAGTTTATTGATTATTCTTCGTCAACTTTCAACAGTCTTTTATATTTTTGCTGAGTTAAAATTGAGTGCTTCATTTCTCCTGCTTTTTCAACTTTTTCTTCATAAGAAGACCCCTCAAGAGCACTGACTGACATTTTACGAAATAAATTAATAGCACCTTGACCCAGATCACCATATCCTAAATCTCTGTGCATTTGAGTTACAAAAGGAGACAGAGACGACTCTTTAAATACAGATTGATTAAATAAAACTGCGTTATTTGACAGCCACGTTTTAACAAGACGTTTAACTTTCAATGGCAGTTTAAACTCAACTTGTTTGTAACTATTTGCGGTTTTGTATTCATTTAATACAATATAATATTGATCCTTCTCGTCAATTGCCAAATAATTTTTGGTAGAATCGTTATCAACGTCACTAAATCGAACAAAAATTAAACCGGCAAAATCATCACGAACTGATAGAACATTATATAGAGAAGCAACCAGATATTGTTTGCTATTCTTTCCAAAGAATCGCTCAGTTTTGATTAAATAATTTGACCATGTAGGCACAGAGACAGATTCATTTTTTACAAGTTGCTCGTCATTTGCCATTAAAATATATTTATTATACAGATTGACTAAAGCTTTCATGTTTTTCGAATTGATTATTTCAATTTTATATTTATCGATAATAGATAACAAGGATGAGACAGTGCTCTTGATTGTATTGGTAGAATACTCTTTTTCATTTTCGAGCGTGTTAACAAATGCTTTGAAGTTTTTATTAAGATCCTTAAAAGATTCAATGATACTAAATATTCTATTCATAGCAGATATATGTGTCTTGCGTGTGCTATCGCTGGTATAGGATTGGTCGTTTGTTATCAAACCTAATACTTCATTGAGTGTATACTCTGTTTTCTTATTAATAGTCGGAGCTTCATATTCAATTTTCTTTTTTTTAGGCACGTACCTTGCCATGCTTTGGGCGATTTTTTTTTCGCGATTGCGTTGATAATATTGCTTCTGAGAGTCCCTTCGACGCAATATTTTCTTTTCGGATTCTGTTAATTCGTCTGCTGTTTTTTCCTTTAAATTTATACTCATTTTATTCTATATATATATTATATATATATAATATTTTTTAAATAGTTTTTGCTAAATAATTAATTAATTATATCATTTTATAAATGTCTCTCTCTGAATTATTTTGCTAAAGAATAATTATAATGTGGATAGATAAGATTTATGTTTTTTTGATTTCATATGTCTTGCTTTATGAGTTTGTGTATATCTACCACCGCAATCGCATGTATGCTTTTGATTTAATTGTTCTCTATTATCTTGATTATATTGTTTTTTTTGTTCTTTTAAATAATCTTTATTATCAATTCTATATTGTTTATTATATTGTTGAAGTGTTATGCCCCCACAAGATGCCCGCTTGCTATTCATAGTAGCATTCAAATCCACTCGATACACATCTTCACGCATTTCAGCTTGTAATTTTGTAACATTATCCATAACTTCAATGGTTACCATGTACCAATTTTCCCATCCGTCATTTTCACGAATTGTCTTATATACCTTATAATTATACTTTGCATAATTTACATTATTACAACTCGATTTGTGACATTTTTTGCGTGTCGCAATATTTCTCGTTGATCCTACATATACATAATCACACTCTGGATTATAAATTTTATAAATAAAGTATTGATATTTTAGTTCTGTCATAATATGGTATAATATGTATTATATTGAGATAATTATTTAAATAGTTTTGCTAAAGAATAATTATTTTTATTTATATCTAGAGAGACATTTTGATTAATATATAATTGATATATATAAATGAAAAGAAATCCAGATAGCAATTACCGAAAATTTGACGATTATTGCACCCCAAAGCACGCTTGGTCTGATATACAGCACATTATACCACGTAATAAATTAATTTGGGAAGCATTCTATTGTGACGGAAAAAGCGGTCAATATTTACGAGATCTTGGGTTTAATGTTATACACGAGAATGTTGATTTTTTTAATACCAATAATGCGGATATTATTGTAAGCAACCCCCCATTTAGTCAAACTAAACAGATATTAACTCGACTGAAGTTGTTAGACAAACCGTTCATTTTACTTATGTCAATTTCAAAATTATCCTGTCAGTATACTCGTAATATATTTAAAGATTCTAACGATCCATTACAGATCATAATCCCAGCAAAAAGAATCCATTTTATTAAAGTTGTTGACGGCATAGAAGTACATGATTGTTCTGATAAATGCAATTTCGATTGTTTTTATTATTGTTGGAAAATTGGATTGCCAAATGATATTACTTGGTTAAATAAATAGTTCAAAAAAAAAATGAAGAGAGACATTTTTGAGGGGTCGTCTATACTTCATTAGGAATAAGTTGCCGTAATCTAGTCACTAAATCAGGAGGTATTTTACTGCGTTCTTCTGCGTTTCGGAGAAAAGCCTTATAATGTCGTTTTGGTCGTTTATTATAATTGTGATACTTCATAATATAACTACTTTCAGGCATTATCGGTTTTGTTTCATTTTCCCATAGTGGTAAATTAGACCATATATGAGTTGGTTTCATGAACCCCCAATTATTATAATTTCCGTAATATACAATTGTATTATTACCATACTCTTTAATAAAGTCAATTAAAGGAGGAAAATGATGTAATAATGCTTTTGGATTTTCAATATACCAAGCATCAGCATTAAAATATTTTAGTATCTCTATCAGTCGTAAAATCATATTATTCCCAATCGTAGCCTTTTCCTGATATGCGTTATTAAGACCATATATATCTTTTTTTAAACGATATTTTCCGCCAGTTGCTAAACTCCAAGTGGTACAATCAGGAGAAGCCCATATAACATCAAAATAATCAGGGGTATAAATCGTATAATCCCAAGTCAATATATCATCTGTGTGAGTAGCATTAAATTTTTTGTTATAGTCTAAACTTATAACTTCGTATCCAGCAGTTTGAAATTCTTTTCCAACTGATTTCGTTCCACAGAACAACTCTAATATTCGTTTTGGCATCTAAATATAATATATAATACTGTTAGATTTTATATTTGTAATATTCAATAATTATAAATATTTCCAAAAAAAAAATGAAGAGAGACATTTTGAAGGGTTTGAGGAAGAATTATAAAATGTATAAATAAATAAGATTAGAAAATTATACTTTCTACAAATATTATAAAAAGTAAAAATAAATAAGATTAAAATATTTTAGATTTAAAAATGGTTTAGGAAAAGATTATAAAATGTATAAATAAATAAGATTAAAATATTTTACATTTTATATCCTTATAGGAAAAATATAGTATATATATATATACTATATTTTTCCTATAAGGATATAAAATGTAAAATATTTTAATCTTATTTATTTATACATTTTATAATCTTTTCCTAAACCATTTTTAAATCTAAAATATTTTAATCTTATTTATTTTTACTTTTTATAATATTTGTAGAAAGTATAATTTTCTAATCTTATTTATTTATACATTTTATAATTCTTCCTCAAACCCTTCAAAATGTCTCTCTTCATTTTTTTTTTGGAAATATTTATAATTATTGAATATTACAAATATAAAATCTAACAGTATTATATATTATATTTAGATGCCAAAACGAATATTAGAGTTGTTCTGTGGAACGAAATCAGTTGGAAAAGAATTTCAAACTGCTGGATACGAAGTTATAAGTTTAGACTATAACAAAAAATTTAATGCTACTCACACAGATGATATATTGACTTGGGATTATACGATTTATACCCCTGATTATTTTGATGTTATATGGGCTTCTCCTGATTGTACCACTTGGAGTTTAGCAACTGGCGGAAAATATCGTTTAAAAAAAGATATATATGGTCTTAATAACGCATATCAGGAAAAGGCTACGATTGGGAATAATATGATTTTACGACTGATAGAGATACTAAAATATTTTAATGCTGATGCTTGGTATATTGAAAATCCAAAAGCATTATTACATCATTTTCCTCCTTTAATTGACTTTATTAAAGAGTATGGTAATAATACAATTGTATATTACGGAAATTATAATAATTGGGGGTTCATGAAACCAACTCATATATGGTCTAATTTACCACTATGGGAAAATGAAACAAAACCGATAATGCCTGAAAGTAGTTATATTATGAAGTATCACAATTATAATAAACGACCAAAACGACATTATAAGGCTTTTCTCCGAAACGCAGAAGAACGCAGTAAAATACCTCCTGATTTAGTGACTAGATTACGGCAACTTATTCCTAATGAAGTATAGACGACCCCTCAAAAATGTCTCTCTTCATTTTTTTTTTGAACTATTTATTTAACCAAGTAATATCATTTGGCAATCCAATTTTCCAACAATAATAAAAACAATCGAAATTGCATTTATCAGAACAATCATGTACTTCTATGCCGTCAACAACTTTAATAAAATGGATTCTTTTTGCTGGGATTATGATCTGTAATGGATCGTTAGAATCTTTAAATATATTACGAGTATACTGACAGGATAATTTTGAAATTGACATAAGTAAAATGAACGGTTTGTCTAACAACTTCAGTCGAGTTAATATCTGTTTAGTTTGACTAAATGGGGGGTTGCTTACAATAATATCCGCATTATTGGTATTAAAAAAATCAACATTCTCGTGTATAACATTAAACCCAAGATCTCGTAAATATTGACCGCTTTTTCCGTCACAATAGAATGCTTCCCAAATTAATTTATTACGTGGTATAATGTGCTGTATATCAGACCAAGCGTGCTTTGGGGTGCAATAATCGTCAAATTTTCGGTAATTGCTATCTGGATTTCTTTTCATTTATATATATCAATTATATATTAATCAAAATGTCTCTCTAGATATAAATAAAAATAATTATTCTTTAGCAAAACTATTTAAATAATTATCTCAATATAATACATATTATACCATATTATGACAGAACTAAAATATCAATACTTTATTTATAAAATTTATAATCCAGAGTGTGATTATGTATATGTAGGATCAACGAGAAATATTGCGACACGCAAAAAATGTCACAAATCGAGTTGTAATAATGTAAATTATGCAAAGTATAATTATAAGGTATATAAGACAATTCGTGAAAATGACGGATGGGAAAATTGGTACATGGTAACCATTGAAGTTATGGATAATGTTACAAAATTACAAGCTGAAATGCGTGAAGATGTGTATCGAGTGGATTTGAATGCTACTATGAATAGCAAGCGGGCATCTTGTGGGGGCATAACACTTCAACAATATAATAAACAATATAGAATTGATAATAAAGATTATTTAAAAGAACAAAAAAAACAATATAATCAAGATAATAGAGAACAATTAAATCAAAAGCATACATGCGATTGCGGTGGTAGATATACACAAACTCATAAAGCAAGACATATGAAATCAAAAAAACATAAATCTTATCTATCCACATTATAATTATTCTTTAGCAAAATAATTCAGAGAGAGACATTTATAAAATGATATAATTAATTAATTATTTAGCAAAAACTATTTAAAAAATATTATATATATATAATATATATATAGAATAAAATGAGTATAAATTTAAAGGAAAAAACAGCAGACGAATTAACAGAATCCGAAAAGAAAATATTGCGTCGAAGGGACTCTCAGAAGCAATATTATCAACGCAATCGCGAAAAAAAAATCGCCCAAAGCATGGCAAGGTACGTGCCTAAAAAAAAGAAAATTGAATATGAAGCTCCGACTATTAATAAGAAAACAGAGTATACACTCAATGAAGTATTAGGTTTGATAACAAACGACCAATCCTATACCAGCGATAGCACACGCAAGACACATATATCTGCTATGAATAGAATATTTAGTATCATTGAATCTTTTAAGGATCTTAATAAAAACTTCAAAGCATTTGTTAACACGCTCGAAAATGAAAAAGAGTATTCTACCAATACAATCAAGAGCACTGTCTCATCCTTGTTATCTATTATCGATAAATATAAAATTGAAATAATCAATTCGAAAAACATGAAAGCTTTAGTCAATCTGTATAATAAATATATTTTAATGGCAAATGACGAGCAACTTGTAAAAAATGAATCTGTCTCTGTGCCTACATGGTCAAATTATTTAATCAAAACTGAGCGATTCTTTGGAAAGAATAGCAAACAATATCTGGTTGCTTCTCTATATAATGTTCTATCAGTTCGTGATGATTTTGCCGGTTTAATTTTTGTTCGATTTAGTGACGTTGATAACGATTCTACCAAAAATTATTTGGCAATTGACGAGAAGGATCAATATTATATTGTATTAAATGAATACAAAACCGCAAATAGTTACAAACAAGTTGAGTTTAAACTGCCATTGAAAGTTAAACGTCTTGTTAAAACGTGGCTGTCAAATAACGCAGTTTTATTTAATCAATCTGTATTTAAAGAGTCGTCTCTGTCTCCTTTTGTAACTCAAATGCACAGAGATTTAGGATATGGTGATCTGGGTCAAGGTGCTATTAATTTATTTCGTAAAATGTCAGTCAGTGCTCTTGAGGGGTCTTCTTATGAAGAAAAAGTTGAAAAAGCAGGAGAAATGAAGCACTCAATTTTAACTCAGCAAAAATATAAAAGACTGTTGAAAGTTGACGAAGAATAATCAATAAACTCTTTAAGTATCTTATTATAACAATTATAACAATTAAAACAATAATAATAAGTAATTTAATAATTTAATTAATATATTTAGAAAAAAACTTAAATATATTATCTCAAGACATAATATAATATAACAATAGATAAATGGAATTTACTGAAAGAATTAATGATTTAACAAAAATTGAATATTTGAATCAAATGAGCTTTAGCGATTTTTGTGAGTATATGAATCCAGACAGCAAAAAGGATGATTTAAAAACTTCATATAAAACTATGAAAACCATCTGCGCACAACACATTAAATCAAAAGGTCAATGTACTAGATGGTACGCTTACTCAAACAAATCTAATAATAACGTCGGCGGTCGACTGTTCTGTGGCAATTCAATACAAAATTTATGCTGTAATTTCAGAGGACTTATTTGTGATGGTATTACTACTGATATAGATATGAAGAACGCACATCCTACTATATTGAGATATTTATGTGAAATTAATGATATTCCTTGTTCTTCATTAAAAAATTATATTAATAATCGTGATGAAATATTAAATGAGTTTGATGATAGATCAGTTGGCAAAAAATTATTTTTGTCGGCAATTAACAACGATAAATTAAATAGAAAAGAAAAAAATGCTTTTTTTATTGAGTTTGATATTGAAATGAAACGTGTTTCCAAACAATTATGTAAAGTATCTGAATATCATGATATTGTTAATATTCCTTCAAGTAAAAAATATAATCTTACTGGGTCAGCACTCAACCGAATTTTATGCCACTTTGAAAATAGGATATTACATAATGCTATTAATTTATTGAGAAAAAATGATTATGAAATTATGACCCCTATGTTTGACGGTATGCTAATCTATGGAGATCATTATGATAATAATAAATTATTATATGATATTACTGAATCTGTTGAAAATGAATTTATTAATTTAAACATGGAATGGGATTATAAACCTCATTTTACTGATATTGTTATTCCTGATGATTTTGAATCCGCTTCTGTTATTTTGGATAGAATTGATTCATATGACAAAGTTAAAGAAAAATTTGAAACAGAACATATTAAAATTATTAATCGTGGTATTATTTTGAGAAAATATGATAATTCACACGTTCCATTTACAGATAATAAAATAAAATTTTCATACGGCCATATGTGTTTTGAAAATTACGATCAGGATACATACAAAATAAAAGAAAATAAATTTATACCTATTTGGTTACAGGATAAAAATATTAATCGTAAAGATGACTGCGGTGTATATCCTAATAATAATTTATGTCCTGAAAATATTTATAATTTGTGGTCTCCGTTTATTATGGAAAATGTTACGGAGTGGGATCATCACGAGAGCGGTCTTGAAATGATTAGAAAACATATTTTAATTTTATGTGATAATGACGAATCAATTGCTTTATATTTTGAAAAATGGATCGGTCAAATGATTGCGTATCCAGAAGTGAAATCTAATTTTCCGATTATTATTTCTGACGAAGGTGCGGGTAAAGGCACGCTAATGCGGTTATTTGAAAAAATGTTAGGACAGAAGAAGGTCATGGAAACAACAACACCGTCTCGTGATGTTTGGGGAGAGTTCAATTCCGCAATGGAATCGTCTTTTTTAGTTAATCTTAATGAATTATCAAAAAAAGAGACTATGGAATGCGACCATCGTATCAAAGGCTTAATTACAGATCCACAACTTACTATTAATCATAAAGGCACTAATAAATTCGATATTACATCATATCATAGATTTATTGGTACTACTAATAACGAGGAAGCGGGTATTAAAACCCAACATGGTGATAGACGTAAATGGATCGTTAGAGCATCTGATGAATTAAAAGGCAATCATAAATATTTTAAAGAAATTTATACTTTGTTGGATGATGTAAATGTAATTAAAACGTGTTATGAGTATTTCAAAAATTTAACCGGTTTGGATAAATTTAATCAATTACCATTACCTATTAATGAATTTAATGAAGAAATAAAGGAAGTAAATACATGTTGTATTAGTAGATGGATAAGGGATTATATTTCAGATCATTATTATAGCGAGCATCAAGTACACAATAAATTATTAGCACGTGATTTATATTCTAAATTTAGAAATTGGTGTAAGTCAAATGACAAAGAATATAACATTACTAACGTCCAGTTTGGGGTTAGATTAAAAAATCTACGTATTGATGGTATTGATAAAGGGCCTCTAGTTAAAGGCTGTAAAAGCTTTAATTTTGATTTACAAAAAATGAAAAGTCATTATAAGATGACTGCTGAGGATGAGGATGAGGATGATATTATTGATTATGATGCTTTTATTTAATGGTATTGATATATACCCTCTTCATTTTTTTGTACCCTCTTCATTTTTTTGTACCCTCTTCATTTTTATTTTTGTCTTTTAATGGGATTATATACCCCTTATATATTCTTTTTTATTTATTTATTTTTTTTATTACCTAATTACATAATAAATAAATAAATAAATAAATAAATAAATAATACAGAAGAATGTCAACCCCATTAAAAAGACAAATGAAGAGGGTGAAGAGGGTAAAGAGGGTATTTTCAAGGTTTATACAAAAATACAAAATTATAAAAACACAAAACGTAAAAATATAAAATTATAAATATATAATAAGTCAAAATCATGAAAAAACCCTCTCCGACCCTCTTCCCTCTTCAAAATATATATAACACAACCCTCCAACCCTCCAACCCTTCATACCCATAAAAGGCAAATACGCAATCTATTTAGCAGAAAATTATTATCTCAACCTATAGTATATATGTCAGATTTAGAGCAAGAAGTAGATATTCATGACGATAATGATGTGGAAATTGAGGACACAAGTGAAATAACAAAAGCATCTCCTAGACAAGTTGCCGAAAAGAAAAAACGTGTGATGTCAGAGAAACAATCAATTGCTTTTGAAAAAGCACGTGCTAAAAGACTTGAAAACATAGAGTTAAAGCGACAAGAGAAAGAAATGAAACGCCATGAACTTGAATTAAAAAAAACCATGACACAGAAAGAGAGGAAAGATAAAATTCGTCAAGAGAATGCTGATCGTAAAGCCAAGGTACAACAATATAAACAAACCAAAGATAAACCTACATTAGACCACGAACTTGCTGTTGAAAAACAACAAAGTGATTCTGATAGTGATAGTTCTGAATCAGAAGAGGAAGTAATCCAAGTTGTCAAAAAGAAGAAAGTCAAAGTCAAAGCGAAACCTAAACCAGTACCAAAAAAGAAAACCAAGAAGAAGGTTGTATTATATGTAAGTTCATCAGATAGTGATGATAGTTCTGACTCTGAATCAGAAGAAGAATTATACCCTCAACCAAAAAAGCGTGTTAAGCGATATTCATCACCACCTAGAGAAAAACAAGATATGACTAATTTCTTTATTTAATGAATTGTAAAATTATAATCTATATTTATAATATAATATGCCGTCTCAAAATAAGATAATGAAAGCTTTAAAGAAAGTTAAAAAAGCAAAGAAGGCCAAAAAGGCAAAACGAGTACGTAAATCTCGTAGAACTCAAGAGATTAAGCAGATAGTAAATATTAAAGGTTTAGGAGGTCTCGGAAGCCCTCCAGCACCATTTGTATTTCAAACACAGCGAGAAGCACCAGTAAGTTCATCAGAAGATTTTTTTACAAAAGCCCTCAAACAATTAAATAGAGTTAATGCTCCATCAGAAAATATACAACAGGTCAAAGATAATATGAGAAAATTAGAAAGTAATTTAAATAAACAAGCTTTAACAAATAAGCAGTTAATGGTTGAATCAGATTTATTAAAAACTAAATATCAAAATATTCAATCACGTACTGATGGAGTTGGAGATTTTTCACAGCCTAATAAACCTCGTAATTTAGCGAAAGAATACGAGCAATTTCAAGATCGTTCTGTTATAACAAAACAACGGGGTAATGTCGGACCATGGAGTGAGGAAAAAAAACAAAAAGGACGTGAAACACGAGAGAGAAAAGCGATGTTTAGAGAAAAAGAAAAAGCAGCAAGCATACCATCTATGTTTAGATCACAGAGTGCTCCCCTTATGGAAGAAAAAACATCTCTTGAAGCGTTTGAAGAACCGACTGGAGAAGAAATTATTGACGAATCCACAAGACGATTTGGTTTTGAATAATAATTTATTAATAATACCAATTATATTTTTTTATTATCTTATATTATAATGAGTATCAGAACTAATAGAAATTTAGTATCATCAGAGACTCCCGTTACTAAGATTGATTTATCTGAATGTCAAGCAGAAGCAGAACCTTTAGCAAAGGATGAAGAAGACGAGAAATTAGAACAATTGCGTAAGTATGAAATCCCTCCCAAGACCCTATTCAATTTCGATTTAAAAAAATTAAAATCTTTTAAGAAGATTCGTCAAGCATATAAAAAGAAAAATATGGAGTTTGTTTTTGTGAATGATTTATCCGTGATTTTGAATGAATACACCCCCATAAAAGATTATGAATTTTGCGACGAGTTGCTCGTTCAAATAATGAATATTGCAGAGGAATATTTCATCCAAAAGGATAAAACAGAACGTGAAGAGAGTAAAAGTAAATCGATAAAAAAATTAATGATGCCGTATTACAGAGACGATGAGAAATTACTTGATATTCATATATCACATTTATATCACAAAGTTAAAAAATCCACATTAATTAAAAGATTATATCAACGTACCAAAAAGTTTTTTTTTTAAAAATAAACGAACATCAAAGCGAATTACAAATATTACGAGAGATGTTGTATAGTTTTGTGAATGATTTCTTAATAAAATTGATATTTAGGAGATTGTTAATAATAAGTCCATTATTAATTATAATTTAGATAATATAATGTAAATAATATGTATATGTATAAGTTCAAAATTAGCACAAGAAGAAATAAGAAATATGATGTATATAAAAACGATAAATATTTAACATCCTTCGGAGATAGAAATTATCAACAATATCGGGACACAACACCATTGAGAGCATGGAGCAGATTAGACCATCTAGACCAAAAACGAAAAGATAATTATTATAAACGATTCGGCAAAGATGCGAAATATGAAACCGCCAAATGGTTCTCACATAAATACCTATGGAATTAAAATTAAAATTAAAATTAAAATTAAAATTAAAC